TCAAAGAATTTGGCTCTTATATCTGGGATGACAAGGCATTGGAACGTGGAGAAGATAAACCGATTAAGCAGCATGATCATTGCATGGATGCAGTGAGATATTTTGCTTACACGATCGTAAGACGTGAACGAAAATGGAGTTGATTAAATGATAAAAGAAATTATTGAGCGAATAAGGCAGGTGATAAGAAAAATGCTTGGGAAAGAAAATATCAGGGATGCGATCGGAGTTGATGTTGCCGTATCGGACAAGATGGCAAGAGAAATTGATCTCTGGTCGAAGATGTATAAAAATCAACCGCCTTGGAAAAGAAAAGAGCTGAAGCTTTGTGGGTTACCTGCAGCTATTGCCGGAGAATTTGCAAGGCTTGTCACACTGGAATTAAAGACCGAGATCACAGGAAATAAGTTTCTCAACGATGAATACCAAACCGTGACTGATAACATACGAACGTATACGGAATATGCCTGTGCAAAAGGTGGACTTGCAATGAAGCCTTATGTTTCTGACGGACACATTGAAGTTGACATGGTCCAAGCTGATCACTTTTTCCCAACGAAATTTAATTCCAGAGGGGAAGTTATCGCAGCGGTCTTTATGGAAACTGTAACGATCGGGAAACAGGTATATACAAGATTGGAATATCATCAGCATGATGAGAACACTACATATCACATTATGAATAAGGCTTTTGTAAGACAGGATCTTGATAATGTTGAGGTATTGGGAAAAGAAGTACCGCTTAGTGCTGTACCAGAGTGGACAAATCTGGAAGAAGCTGTCACGATCTTAAACGTGAAAAATCCCTTATTCGCATACTTCAAGATACCAAATGCAAATAATGTCGATGATTCATCTCCGTTGGGAGTATCTGTGTATTCCAGAGCAATCGATGATATCAAAGAAGCTGATTATCAATGGACGAGAATCTTATGGGAATATGAGGGATCTGAACTGGCAATCGATGCAGACATTGGGCTATTTAAACGTAAAGAAAACGGAGAATTTGATCTTCCAAAAGGAAAGGAACGACTTTTCCGAATGATGGACTTTGACGAGGATCGGGACCAGTACAAAGTGTTTGCACCTCCAATCCGTGACGAAAGTCTTATCAATGGATTCAATACAATTCTTCGCAGGATTGAGTTTAACGTAGGTCTCGCTTATGGAACATTAAGTGATCCAAACACAGTCGATAAGACTGCAGAAGAAATTAAGGCGAGTAAACAGCGATCATACAGCACAGTATCTGATATCCAGAAAGCGCTGCAAAAAGCATTAGAACAATTAGTCTATGCAATGGATGTGATCGCACAGCTTGCTAATCTAAATGGTGGCAAGAAATACGAGATCAGTTTTGACTGGGACGATTCGATCGTGATCGACAAAGAACAGGAACTGCAGAGTATGCAGCAGGATGCAACTGCAGGACTGATCCGAAAAGAAATATACATTGCGGCCAAGTATGGCGTATCTGAGGAAGAAGCATTGAAAATGATGCCGGCACAGGATGATCGTTTTACCATCCAGGAAGAGTAGGTGATCACAGATGCTTGATCCGAAGTATTTGGAAAAGTTCTCCGATCAGTTACTTGGCATCATTGAC